TATAACGCTTTGCGCGGCACTGGTCAGATCACAGAAAAAGAAGGTGAAAAGGCAACGACTGCTTTGAGCCGTATGAAGCGGTCGCAGTCGGAGGCTGGGTTTATTAAGGCCGCACGCGAATTTGAAGGTGTTGTCCGCAGCGCCGTTCGGCGTGCAGATGCGCGCGCTGCCCGATTGCGCGGCGGTACGCCAACGAATAAAAGAAATATCGACGATCTCCTCAAGAAGTATGGTGACTAATGGCGACCATTCAGCAGCTTGAACGCGCTCTCATCAAAGCCGACGCCGCCGGTGACGAACAGGCGGCGCGGGCTTTTGCTGCCGAAATTAAAAGGATGCGTGCTGCTGGCGCTCCGAAACCGAAAGCGGCGCCAAAAGAAGCTGGTTTTTTTGAGACGCTGGGATCGGGCTTCCGTACGGGTCTCAAGGATGTAATGGATCGCATCCCAAGCCCGCTGAATTATTTTACGGAATTGACAACTAGCCCTGAAAAGCTGGCGGTTATTGAACGTGGTCGGCGCGGGTTGGATGTGCGCGCCAAAGAAATCGAAAAGCAGCGCCCGTATTCGTACGGCGCAGGCCGCATTGCCGGACAAGTTGTATCGACAGCACCGGCGCTTAACGTGTTGGCCGGGAGTGTTGGTCTTTTAGGCCAAGGCGTGTCGAGAATTGCACCGCGCGTTGGTAAAGTTATCCAAGAGACAGGCCGTGTTATCCCGTCTGGCGGGTTCGGCGCCAAGTCGAAGATCGCGCGAGTTGCTGCGGGCGGCGGTGCAGGCGCAACCGGCGGTGGCACAAACGAATTGGTCATTGAAAACGATCAAACAGTTACCGCCAGCTACACGCTTGGCGCAGGTAAGAACGCCATGTCTACTGGCCCCTTGACTTGGGGTGACCCATTCTCCGGTACGGGTAGCATTGCAGGTACAATGCTGACTATTGACGCGGTAACAGTGGGCGCGTTAGCCGTAGGTGCAGTGATTGTCGGCACAGGCATTACCGCCGGCACAACGATTACTGCGTTGGGTACAGGTACAGGCGGTATCGGTACGTACACGGTCGATATATCGCAAAGTGCGGGCTTTACGGCCATTACCGCGCCAATTATTATCACTGTCCCTACCGGCGCGCGCTGGGTTGTTCTTTAAAGGATTATTATGGCATCGACTATCACAGCCGGTAATGCAACGAATGGCTTGGCTATCGCGTCCGACAATACGGGCATACTACAAATTAAGACCGGCACTGGTGCAGGTACAACTGCGATTACCATTGATGCGTCGCAAAATGTAACGCTTGTCGGCTCGTTGACCGGCGGCGCAATGACTAATTCAACTGCAGTTGCGTCAGGTTATACAACCGGCGCGGGTGGTACAGTTACGCAAGCAACAAGTAAAGCCACTGCGGTCACACTTAGCAATCCAACGGGCCGAATTACAATGAATAACGCTGCCTTAGCTGCAGCAACTATCGTATCATTTACGCTGACAAACGCAACTATTGCTGCGTCTGATGTGCTGACGTTTATCCTCGCGACCCAAGTAAATGTTGCTGCATTTACAAGTTCAAATTCAATACTCCCGTGGAATGTCGAAGCAGCAGCAGCAGGAAGGTTTACGCCGTTGGTGTGGTTTGTTGATTGCGGCGTTGTAACTGCGACAAATCCTGTCGCGCCTAAATATCCTGAGTTTTCAAGTCCACCACTGTCCCCAATTTGTGCGATTAGGTTAGCGGTCCCGTTTGTGGAAACACCAACAAGGTTTAGTGTTATTTTTTTAACACCAGCCGGTATTCCTGTAAAACTAATGGATGATCCAGAAGTAGACGCAACTGCTGTGCCTGAATAAACTTTGGCTGTTGTGACCAGAGAAACAACATATTCCTTCGTGGTCCCATCAAATAAAACAATATGCTTGGCAAGGTCGCTGTCGTACAAGGTGCCAATAACACGGTTAGTTGTGTCTAGAGATATATCTAGGGCTGTAGGGATAAAGATATTCCCCGTGTTGTGCTTTACAACTACCGTTCTTGCATCATCTTCTGCTCTCCACATAACAAACAAGCCGGAGCCTGTCGTCGATATCGTGTCTAAATCATCAGAGGCGGCAGCAGATTGCGTGTCTATCGTGTGGTATGAGCCAAGGGCGGTAATAGATCCGCTTGAAATTGTGCGCGAGCCATCATCTTGAAATAAGGTTTTGCCCTTGAATGATGCACTACCGTTCAAGATAAGATCACCGGCGAATGTCTGGTTGTCTGCTAAAATACCAAGAACAGAAAGGGCGGTTGCTTTTGTATCCGCAGCAGCAAGGGAAATACCCGTTGCACCAAATGGTGTTCCAACGCTTGTTGATCCAACTGTAGCAATCGGAGAGCCGTTAGCATCAAAGGAAAGAAACTTGTTTTCTCTGTCTGTTGGCAAAGTCAAGCTGTCCAAAGGATCATCAGCAGCCAGTTTTACCGTTCTGTTTGAGTCTCTTTTAAGTTCCTGCAATATCGTTGTGATTTTATCAAAATCACGCTCCAATGGCGCAGCATCAAACCGCCCATCGGGGTTATACTGGCTTGATCTTGCAATAGTCGTATCACGGTAAATCGTCACAGTGTCGCCAACGGTTGTGCCGACCAGTAATGTGACCGTTCCACCTGTGCCATTGCCAACACCTGTAATTGTGTAATCTGTTAAATAAGTAAGGGTTGTCCCCTCTTGAATAACAACAAGGTCGGCTTCTGTGAATATGACAAAATCATACACAAAAACAGTCTGCCCGCTTGTCGCGGTGTACTGTATCCGGCCTGTGCTTTCATTGATATTTACACTTGGCACTACTGACCTCCACTAAAGGTTGGTACTGTGTTTGTTTTGGGTACGTAGCCAATAGGCTTTTGGCCAAGTTTTTTACGCTCTAGCATACCATCAACAATAACATTTTTCAAACGTGGATTTTCCTCTAATATGATTTCAAAGGCGCGGCGTTCTTGGTCGGCAATGATGGAATCAAAAACCTTGGATGCTTCCTCTTTTCGGCCAAAACGTATAATATCCAGCATTTCAGGACTGCCCATTTCTGCCCTAATACGTGACTTGAGTTTATCGGCCCGTATTTCGTTCCATCTATTCCAGACGCCTTCCTTGGCAAGATCAACCGGCACAGCCATAGACTGACCAAATACCATCTGGTTCGTGCGGTAATTATACTTGAACCGTGGTGTGTCAGGATGATAGTTAAATTCCATAAATGCTTCGTATTCAACATCCACCGGCTGCACGTTTCTGTATCTGAAGAACCAACCTTTATTTGGCTCCACAAGGTTGCCCCACCCGTCCACGGCGTTCTGTTCAATCAAGTACGGGGCAAACTGCGCTGCGAAGTGTTCAGACATTCCTTGCGCCTTTTTACGCCATTCCATTTGATTATTGGAAATCTGTCTTTGCAAACTTGATCCCGGCACAAGGTTGCCAAACACCCGACCAACAAACTTATCAACAAACTGATCGGCCTTTTCCTGCATACGTGGGTCCATGCCACCAACGCCAGCAACATCTAGAATGTCCATAATGCTTTCAGCGCCTGTAAAGAACGGAGATTCCTTGATGCCTTCAACAAGGTTTGCCATGTTATGTAATTGCATATCAAGATATTGCTGTTCTACTTCTTGGTCCATGTGTTGTGTTCGTGCCATCATTTCACGGTGCGCGAACATTCCTGAGCCGATACTCATAGCAATACCAACCGGGCCTGTTGGGGCAAGGGCGTAACTCTTACCTTGGAACAGAACACTGTTTGGTGCCAAGCCGAATGTATCTTGAACAAAGCCGCTTTTAATACCCTGCTCTTGCGCCGGTGCGATATATCCCATTTCAGCCATTTGAAAGGCAGATATAGACAGAAGGTTGCCCATCATAATCTCTGATATAGCCTCTGCTCTTTGCTCACCACCAGCCATAATGCGCTTGTATGTTGATAATCTTAATGGCAAGCCCATACCCTCATCACCCAATGGGATTAACGGCATACGCTTGGTTGCTTCATCAAGAATACGCACTGGCGTGGTAAAGAACGGAACCTGTGTTTTCATCAAGCCGCCAAGGGAATCTTGAAACAGCCTTCTAGCTGCCTCACCCGATCCCTGTAATGGCTTTTGAAAGACAGAGGACACAGCATCGTCATAGGCTTGTTTACTCGCTGCGGTGCGCCATTCGGCCATCTTGCCGCCAATCAGTCTAGCTTTATCCAGAGGTATGCCGTAAGCCGCAATCTCTTGTGGTGTAAGGCCATCTTTGCCCTGCATGAACATATCGTTCAGCATCTTGTAGGCTTTTTTCTCATCCACAAGCCCATCAGCAACACCAAACACATCTTGAGACAGCGCCCTTGCGTACTGCTCTTGCATGGAGGCATACACTGAGCCTGATTTTGCAATGGAATCTTGCACACCAATAACATCAAAGGCCCACCCACCTGTTGCAACCTTACCAAACACGCTCTTTTGCGCCCCTTCCCATAGAGGGTTTTCGGACATAGTTTGCACCTCTGATTTATCAATAGAGGCAAGGCGTCTTTTGGTTGCTGTATCCAACATTGGAATGTCGGCCATAGTTTGTCTGAAATTATCAATCCGCCCTATGGTTGGGTCCGTTTTCTTAATTGCCGCAACCAATCCCTTGTAGCTATAAACATAGCCTTTAATCAGTCCATTTAAGTGCGCCGTAGCCGATACCAGCGTTTGTCCTGAGTTCGGCACACCAACTTGCATAAACTTCTCACCGGCTTTCACAAACTGGAACAAGGCAGTACCAAAGGTGTTCTGCGTCATAGTCGTGGTTGCAGTAAGCAAGTTTGCCTGTGTTGCCCGACCAATGGAATCAGTAACATTCTTGGCAAAGTATAAAATGCCCGGAACCTTCTGCGCGTTCTCTGCGATCTTGGTGGGGTCGGAGCCGATAAACTTCAGGACAGCCGCGAAATCATCATCAGGAATATCAAGCAGCTTTTTCATGTTCATAGAGTGGGCCAAGCCTTCGGCAACCGCCTTGATTTGCTCAGGGTCTTTCATAGAGGCAAGATAGTTTTCTGTAATCTCTGCGGAGTTCATAGACTTACCGCCAGCAAAAAACTCATAGGTACTCTTAATGCTTTCACCCGCAGACTTAACGGGTTGCGCTCTCATAGATTTAGCTTTCAATACCCGCCCTGCTGCGCTTGATGTTGCCTCACCTTGGAAGAAAGCAAGCAGCGTGGATTGTGTTTGCTCCAATACATCATCCATTGCCTGTGCGTATTCTGGCTTACCTTCCATTGTTTTGAGGCGCTTGTAGGCCATAGCAAACTTGGCGGTTTCCTGTTCCATCAACATATTCTGCGCTTGTTGGCGCAGTACTGTTTTCAAACCTTGGTCGCGTGTTCCGACAATAGAACCAACACCAAGTTCAGCCTCAAACTTCTCTAGGGCTTCTTTTTCAGAAATACCCTGCACCTTTGCCATGTTTGTAATTTTACCCTGTATTTCAGGCACAAGGGATTCTAGCTTTTTCTCGTAATCAGATAGTTTATCAAGATAATCCTGTTCGGTTTTAAGTCTTGATGTGCTATCATAATCAACCTTCACCATTTCCTTGATGTTTTCGGTTGCGGTCTTTTTGGGATCGTAAGCAACATCCTGCACTGTGATTTTTGTTTCAAGCGTTCCATCCACCATTGTCTTTGTGGCGGTTGGAGATTTTGCCGTGGCAGCAGTTTGTCCAAAGGCTTTTTCCTTCACAACTCTTAGGTTTTTAAGTGTCTCGCCATAAAGCCCCTGCATTTGCTTGATGCTTTCAGGCGGTATCTTGTTGTAAACCCACCCACCTACCGCACCACCGCCTCTAGCTAACCCAAACGTACCAAGTGTAATCAAGCCAGTCTCAAGGCCGTTCATGACACGGCGAATGTTTTGACGCGCTATGTATGAGTCTGTATTCGGGTCCATGATGGAATTAAAATTTTCAACCTGATCTGGTGCGTAGGTTTCAAGAGCTTTTCTCAAGCCTCCTTCCATGAATAGCATTTCATCATCAGGGTCATTTATTAAACCCTCACCGGCTGCGGCTGTAGCTAGGCTTGCGCCAGCCTTTAATCCAGCATTTTTTGCAAGCCCATATATTGTGCCAAACTTCAACGCTGTATCTGTGGTGTTTTTGACAAAATTGTAATATGGCTCGTTCTTTAAATCGTCTGACTTCATGAAAGATAGGGTTTCATCAACCCATTTGTCTTTTTTCTTTGCCATTGCATTGTAGTCTGTTTCGTTCGGATCAATCCCCGCGACAATATCAAATAGGCTCGCATAACCAACGGCGCTTTGAAAGCCAACATCAACAAGCGTTTCTGCTGTTTCTGCGACAAACTCACCCGCACCAGCACCCATACCAAGCAGAGTTTTGCCAGCGTACTGTGCGCCGGTCATAATCCAGCTTTCGTTTTCGATAGGCTTAACAGCCGAGTCGCGCTCGATCTCTGCTAGTTCTTCTTTAGTCCAATCCATATTGTTTACCTATTCCTTTAATAACATCATCACTGTACGGCGGTGGGTCATTAGGTCTGAGTGCTTGGTGTCGTGCGTTTATCTTCGCAAGGGCTTTCATAAACTCTCTCGCATTTTCCTTTGTCAGCTTTTTAGGTATCTGCTTGGCAATGTTTTCAACTTGCGTCTTTTCAAACTCACTCATGTTCACAGATGACAAATCATTTGACTTGACGTAATCAATACCACCACGGGAAGGTACTGGAATATCAATTATAATATCTTCCGATGTTGCAAATTCGTAAATCTTGTTTCTTTCAGGATTGGATTGGTCAATGTCTGTAAAGCTAGGTTTTGTAGCATCCACCTGTACCATTGATCCTTGTGCTTTTGCCAAGGCTTGCGGCAGCGACATACGCTTGTTCACATCTGGATTATTAACGTCCTGATTGATCCCTGCGCGTAAATAGCTCAAGGATTCCTTCTGCTGTAAGTATTTCCTGAACTTCTCTTGGTCAAGCGGATCAAGGCTAGACTTGAGAGCATCCACTTGTACAGGGTCAAGGAAAGCGTATTCATAAGCCGGATTGTTTCTCAGGTGTGCAGCTTCCCATGATTTCACTTGTGAATTGGATTGTATGCCGCCACGTTCTTCCTCTGCTTTTTTCAGCAACTCAAACCCCGTCTTTGGAGTAATGGCATTATTCTTTATTGCAAAGTTTATGACATTGGTTGCATCAGGATCAGCGTCATATATTAGCTGTTCTGCACGTAGGACAACCTGCGTATTATCGCGTGTGTTGCCAAGAAAGATATTCTGGTATGAGCTTCTGAAGGATTCTATTTCTTTTCCATCAGCGCCAGCCATAACCATTTTCGCAACGGATTGCTCCATTTTCTCCATAGCTTGCTGCTCTGTTGCGCCTTCCAGATTAAGTGCGGCATTATATCCGTCTGTCTCAATAGCCGTAACTGTAGCCTCCCTCCGCGCCTTCTCATTCGCCAAAAGATTAGCTTCATAATTATCTTTAATAACCGAAGCGGAAAGTATGCGCTGCATCATTGGCGCATCAACGGCAATGCCAGATTCTTTCAGTTTACGCATAGCATCTGTTGGCGTCAGGGCTTTGTTTGCAACGTCTGTTATTGTCGCGCCCTCGATGATCTTGGTTTCGATTTCCTTGATCTTTGCGCCCTTAGCTTCTGGCGTTATGAATCTTGCGCTGTTTGTTACAGTGCCACCAATCTTTGCTATCTTTGCAGCCCGTTCCTCTGGATCGCTTGTGTTGATAATCCCAGCAATCTGCTGCTCAATATAAGCATCCTCTACCGCAATCGCCTCTGCTTTCGCTCTAGCACGAAGCTGCTCGGATAAAGCAAAATGATTCTTGCGGATATTCGCCATTGCGGTCTGCTCAAAAGAGCTACGCATTTCCGGCGCAAGTTTGCCAATAACACCTTTAACGTAAGCCTCCGAAGCGTTCAGAAAACCCTTTGGATTGTTTTCATACTTAACGCTGTTTTCCTGTATGGTCTTGGTGAGGGCATCTTCGACCTGTATGGTGTACGTGTTAAGCGCAGCCTCGCGGTAAATCTTATCAGCCATAGTGATAGGGTCTTTGAGTGTTGCAGGATCAAGCCCACCCTCACGTACAGCGTTCTCTGCGGCAATCTTTGTTTTTCTGGCAACAAACTCATCGGCCTTCTGATTGGCAAAAGCTCCAACGGTATCAGCTAGCTTAGCCCTTTGGCTAAGGCTTTGCGCCATGTCGCGCACACCAGACTGCTCCACAATGCCCATGCTAGGGATTTGTGTAACGCGCTCAGAACGGAATGTTGGGATTTCCCGCGCCATTTTATGTGAGCCTTCTTTCGTTAAACTTAACGCCTGTGTCAAATAGTGTTCCTGCGGCTTGGTACCTTGAACTTAACAGACTTGCCCTGCCACTCATACGAGATTGTGCCGCCTTTGCCCGAAGCTGTGACTGTTGGAATTTACTATCAAGATTAGCAATATCGCTTTCACGTCTTGCTTCTTCCTCGCTAAAATCAGATATGGCAATATCCGTTCCTGATCCCATGACCGTTCCGCGTCCTGCCTGTCCTGCCATTTGAAGGCCAAGGATTTCATTTAATCGCGCAGCCCTATTTGCTTCTTCCTGCATGGCGCGTGTACGCTCAAACTCTGCTTGCATGGCAAGCTGCTGTGACTCTGATTTGTAAGCATCAGATGAAGCGCGGCCAGATTGAAGTGTGCTGTATGCACTAAACAAGCCAGAGCCTAGAGACATAATCCCACTCAGCCCGCCAAGACTTGCGAGAATACCGCCTGTGGAAAGGGCAGAAAACCCTGCGGCAGATGCTACCGGCGCAGCCAAGAGCGCACTTGAAATACCCGCACCAGCAACGGTTGTTGCTGCGGTTGCCGCCCCTGCGGTTGTGCCCAAAGACGCTAATAATGGAACTGCTGCTGCAACCATTACGTTGTGACCTCCATTGTCATAGATAATAACTCAAAATTAACCGGCGCGTCCTGTGTTATTTCAACATAAGGATCGCGTCTATAGCCCGTCATAGGTACACGCTTCCAGCCTGAAAAGGTAGGCGGTGCTTGGTTTAAATAAATATCCCCGATTTGAAGCAAGCTCACCCGTATATCTTGGCGCTCAGTGCTTACCGTAAAGCCGTTGCTGTCTTTTAAGTTAAAGTTTACCTGAACAATACGGCGCTTTTCACCTGTCGTGCCACGCCCTGCCCCTGTGGGGTTTTCAGGCGCAAGGCTTCTAACAACGGGCGACCAACCAAGGCCGACCTCGATGCTTGTCTGCTCTGTTTCTGTGGTAATAGCCCCGCCTGTCACTGTGTTTTCAAGTAATGGGTATCCATCTTGGGACCGGACATAAACATCCTTGCCCTCAAGATATGTCAAGCCAGTCCATGATGTTGTGGAAGCCGCCGATAAAATAACCCCTGCGTCTGTGTAATAATCCCATGATAGTTTTTCAATAAAGCGAACATCAGAGCCATCAACGCTTCGCTTGCAGCAAACGTACAGGTTGTTTCCTACAATTGCCAAGTCCTCGAAATCCCCGTCTGTTTCAAACAAGGACCACGCAATAAAGTTTTGCGCTCGTCTGCGGTTTAAGACTGCAATGGTGCCATCCGTGTTGCAGAAGTACGTGAACTCACCCGGTAGTCTATCGCTGGATTTCTTGATAGCCACTGATACAGGCGTTTGTATCAGGTGTTCAGACAGGAAAGATATATCATCAGAGACATAGGATTGTTCTACATCCAAGAACACATATTCCCTAACAACCCTACCAGAGCGTTCCACAAAGATTGTTGCACCATCACTTGAGACCGGAAAAACTGCCGATGATCCGTGGCGCGTACCGCGTTCCAGTTTGAAGGTTGTCGGTGTTGCTGTTTGATCCAGTGTGACAGGGCTGAAGTATTCCGCAGCCTGAGAGAATACTTGCAGCGTTCTGCCGCCAAAGATATTCTCAATGGCATTAACTTGATCATCGTCAATCGAGACCTCTATGGCGTCTGCTGGCGCTGCTGTGCCAAGGTCGAAGTCAAAGAACCCTGCGATCTTTGACCCCCAAACCGTTGCTGGCCTAGACTTGGAGCCACCAAACCATAGGCGCTGATTCCAGAAGGTTGCGCTTTTAGGCCATCCTCTTGTAACGGACCAAACCGGCTCTGCGCCCGATCCAAAGTCATAGGTCGGGATATTGAGCAACGTAATACTACTTGGCGTCCATGTTGCATCATCAACACGTAAAATCTGAATAGGCTGCAAATCAGGGTGAACAATGATTAACGTGTTAAGGCTTTGCGTCCATTTCATAGACGCAATAATATCAGCCGTTAGTGTGGTAACGGGCGCTGCGGTTACTGTAGCAACCAAGGCATCGTCCCTGTATATGTCAATCCTTGCTGGCGTAAACACCATTAGGTATGTCTGGTCTATATTAAACTGGAACGAAACAAACCGTGGTTTTAAGTCTGTATACGTATTGGCTATGTATTTTGTACCTTCCCTGCGCCGTACACCACCAAGAGGCGTAACGTACAGGTTTCTTAATCTTGCCGCTCCATTGGTGTATATGTCGCGGTCAACCCGACCAAACAAACCGGGTGTTATCTCGCCACTAGCAAAGCTCGTCTGGTTTAGGAATGTTTTTCCCATTTAACCCCTGACATTAAGCAAGGTGTAATTAACTAAAGATATAGCTTTGTTTGGTTGTTGTTGTGTGTCTATGGACCGCGCTCTAGCAACCTCTTTATCTGCCGCGCGATCAAACATACTCATCTTGTCCAAATCCTCTTGTAAGGATAAGGCGAAAATCTTGGCAAGGTGGAATTGCAAACACCGCAGAAAATATGCTGGCATAGCAGATTCCGAAACATTAACCTGATAAACAATCTGGCAAGTGTTGTTATTGGTATAGATTTTTGTACCAAATATTTCATAATCAACATCGTCCTTGATGTATAAAACACGCAGAAAGTCTGCTGGTAATTGGTATTGGTATTTCCAGTTAAATAGTGGCTCTGTCACCAAAGCCCCGCCCAAATCAATTTGAGCAAGAGAAAACCGCCACGGGTGGTATTGCAGAAGCATCTTTTTAGTATCTTCGTAAACGCTATTACATAGCTTTGCTTCGGTTGTGTTGTCCGAGAAGCTGTTAATATCGTCCGCGCCGATCATTAAAAGTGCTGCGTTGCAATTACTTACACTCGTGGCGGTCATGTTTTTAGCTCACTCTCTGAAGCTCGAAATAAGAGCCAACAAAAAAGTTCGTTGCTGTGCCGTTAGAAGCGTTTTGCGCGCCCTGCACCTGAATTGTGCCAGAGGCAGAAACAACCATTGTACCCTTGATTTCAACAAGGGCGTGTGCGGCTGTTGCTGCTGTCAAACTGGCTTGATCAGTTGTGCTTGTCACCCGCGATACTGCCACGGCTGAAGCTGTTTTTGCCTCAGATATGGATTGCAAAGCGGACAAGGTTGCGTCCGTATATTTAAACGCAACCTTTGTTCCACCTGACGCACCGGCTGTTACCTGAAGGGATACGAAAAATTCGTATGTTCCCGGAGTAACGTAGTGAACCATACCTTCCAAATTGGCAAGCGTGGTGTCACTGGTTTTGTCAAGCTGTGTGGTTAGCAAAGCAATGGAAGGAACAACATTTAACCGTCTACGTTTTGGTAGGGTCATTGTTTAATCCTCCCTATGCTAGAGCTGAGAGCGCACCAACGGTAACGGTAGCAGCCGCCGTTGTCGAGGTCACTTGAGCAATACCTGTGCCATTGTTCCCACGGATGAGAATAATGTCGTATTGCTTCAAGATATTCGTTGCACTGTTGAAATAACCAGAAGCCGCAATTGCCGCGACTGTGGCATTTTCTTTGTACTCCCAAAAGCCGCCAAGCGTACTGTTTGCGTGACCAGATACTTTTGTAAGTGTTCCATCTGCATAAGCCATAATTTAATACTCCTTTTCATTACGCTTGGTTGACGGTGATTTTGACAATACCTGTGCTGTCAATGGCAACGGCGTTAGCCGAGAACATAACAGTTGACAGGAACGCCAGCTTTTCAGGGATATAGTTCACTTCTGAACGGATATCCATGTTAAAGCCCATACCGATTGCGTCCTTGTGGAACGCAAACAAAGTACGTTGATTTGCACTTGGGATTGGCAGCCCTGTAAGAGAGCCATCACTTTCAGTGCGGTTGGCAATTGTCACAATGTTGAAGCCCAAAAACGGCTTTTTGTTACCTTGTGAGGTAGTGTCAAAGCGCATCTGACCGTAGTCGCTGTTGATGAATTCATCATCAGCAAGCAAACTGCGGTAAGCATTGTGGTTCATCAAGATTGTGCGGCCTTCCTGTGGCACACCCTGATCGTCCAGAGCGCCCATAGCTTCCACAAACTTTGAATAGTTCATGTTTGTGTTTGTGCCGCCAATGTTGATACCAACAGTGCCAGTACCACTTGCAGCGTTCATGGCGTCAATAAGGATTTTATCCATACGGCGACCACAAGAATCACGCAAGATATCAGCAAGTTCTGTGATTTCATCAAAGTTGATTTGCTTGTTTTTGAAAATATCTGTGTAGTCAGAAGCATACCAATCCTGCATTGCAACAGATACAGGCGTGTGCGCTACGTCAGAAGGGACCACATCTGCATGGATCGCTTTTTGACGGGCAACACCTTTACCCATAACAGGGAATTGGATTGTTTTTGCACCGGCTACGGATTTTTCACGGACCAAACCTTTAAGGCTGTATCCTTCTTGGTAGACTTTTTTGACTTGAGAGTCAAACAAGGTTACTGCTGAGTCGTTGATTTCAATAGACATTTGTTCCTCCTGCGGAAACATAAAGTTGATAAGATTTCACCTATCGACCAAATGGTTGTTCCCAAAGAGGGGCCGTGGTCTGCCTCATAACGCAAGGCAGCGGCAAGTCAAACGTGGCTCGAACGAGTTGTTCACAGGAACGCTTGCGGTATCATAGTACCATTAAGAATTACTGGATGCAATCCTTTGTGATAATTCAATCGCTTCTTGTTGCTTTTCACGATTACCGCGAATGTTGGGATCAGACAGAAGGGTATTTAGTTTCTTCTGCAAATCCGCTTTACCTTCTTTTGATGCTTCCCCGACCTTAACCGGCACACCTCTGTCAGACATACGAACAATCTTGTTGAGCAGCTTTACTTCCTTGGCGGTGCAAGCCCACGCAGCAAGGGTTTCTCTTTCTTCCTCTGTCAGCTTTGTTTGTGCAAACCTGTCAAGGCTGTCAAGAATAACATCAGCATCAGCGCCAAGCTCTGCCTTTTCCTTCACTGGATCAGGCGGCGGTGTTACCAAGCCAGAGGCAACCGAAAACTCAATCATCTTGTTAAACTGGTCATTGGAAAGTTTCAGTTCTTTTGCAACATCAACAAAGCCTTTAAATGCCTCATCTTCTTTGTCAATTTGTACATCTTCCCCAAGGGTGTACTCATCCGGCGCGACCTTACCCTTTTCCTTCAGTGTCTTTTCAAGTTCGCTGTAGGATTTCAGTAAATCTTCCTTGGTTTTAAATTTCTCCGGCAACCATTCTTCCCTTGCAACTTCCTTTTCTTCGGTGGGAAGTTTACCATCGTTGGCAATTGCAGCAGCTACATCTACGGGCTTACCCTCACCATCAACAACAACACTTTCTTGTGCTTCATCAGTCATTTGTCACCTGTCTATTAATTAAAGATTGAATATATTTAATAACATTATCCTCGCCAATGCGGGCAAAGGTTAATGGCACAAGGGCTGCGCCATCATTAACTGCCGGTATCAGTGAAATCTTGGAAAATCTTTGTTCAAGAACGTGCAAAACATCTGCCCCGTCTTGGGTTGAGAACAGGCGCTTAAACAAAAGCGCAAGTTCATCGGGTTCATACCGTTTGTTGGACATTTGGTGCCTGTTGTTGTGCCATTTGTGCTATTGCTTGCATTGCGTTAGCTTCATCGGCCTGTGTAAATTTCATATCTTCTGGAATGTTTAAGTTCTCACCCATGAAGCGCATGATCTGTGGTGGTTTAAGCATACCAATGCCCAATTCAGGGCCAAAAGTACCCAATGCAAACTGTACGTACTGCATGACATTGTTAATATCATCTTGCGCTTGTCCTTGTGCGAGAGGGGATACAGCCTCGATTGCAATGTTTTGTCCATCAACACGAAAATCATTCATGTTGATAATACCAAGGCGGTCTAGCTGGTACAGGGCTGCGTTAATCAATGGCTTGATAAACTCATACTGCAAGCGACCATAGGCAGAGCCGATACGCTTGGATAGTTCCTGCTGACGGATAGATATTTCCGTTGCGGTCTTAACGGGTAGATTAACCGCCCCCAATGGGTCCGTGTACATTTGGGAATTAATAGAAGTCTCTAGGCGATCAATCTCCATCTGTCCGGCTTGGAAATTGCCGCCAGATTTTAACGGGGAAATACTTGGGCCGAATACACCATCATTGGCGCTTACAGGAATCATTTTTCCGGGGCCGATACGGATAGAGGAAATATTAATAACCCCATCATCCACAATGGTGTACATGGGGTGTACAGTTAAATCCATAGACTGCATATGCAGCTTGATAAACTGGTTCAACGTCTTGGCATCACTCAAGCAAATAATTGCCGGGCCTCTACCCCATTCCTCGCCAGACATAACCGACCAACGGGCCACAACCCAAGGGGATACTTCCATGTCGCGCTCAACCAGAAACTTGTCGTTGTTTTTCTCAAGGCAAACATAATATCCGAAGCCATCAGCTTCAACCTCGTCACCCGTAATGCGGTTCACAACCTTAATTCTTTTTGGGACCGTACCCTCAATAACCCACAACTCATGCTCAGGCTTGGTGTCGATTGTTTGTTGCAAGTCATTATCAATAACAGCATCATCCCATGTGTCAGGGATTGCAGAGGCTTTGATTTTGTATTTACGGAATACGCTATCCACAACACCCATGCCACCTGTGGATATATACAGTTCATTCAATGGGACAGTGGTAAAGATTAAGGGGTTCTTCGCTGTGCCTTGGATCAGCATTGCTGCGGTGCCAATCATAATATCTTTGTAAAACTCAGAAGCCGACAAGTCAAAATTACTTGCGTGTATGTGGTCAAAGAGGGTGCGTGTAATTGTTTGCAGGGCGGTCTTGGCTTCCTCTTGCCCTTCTTCTGGTATTAAACGCCCCGGCTTTAAATGAATCCAGCGTTTCATGTGAGGCGTGAGTGAGGCGTGAAGGTTGTTACTAGCTTTATCAAGAGCGATATACGGGGATGATGTATAAACCTGTCTGCCCTTTTTCTCGCCCGGAATAGACTGGTAGAAGTTCTCGCGCTCAGGACAGAATAGCTCCATAGCGTCACGGTAAAGTGTTTCCCAATTTGTGCGCTTGGCTTTTTGGGCTGCTGAAAAACGCTGCTTGAAGCGTCCTATATTCATTATGCTACACCAAGTTCGTCACCGGTTGTACCGAGGAGGCTCTTACGTCCCAATCTTTGGCGTTTCTTCAAGTCCTCTTTAGAGGCTTCCTCTTTTTTCAAACGTGCATCAGCTTCTTCTTGCTGCTTTTTCTGCATAGCAAGCTGCTCTTTCATCAAGGAATCATCAGGTTTTTTGCCGCCCATTGGAATTGCTCCGTGTTTTAATAGCGCCTTGTAGTACCCGTAGGGGGTTATTACGTTAAAGCTAACACCTGTTATTCTTTGGCATAACCCAACGCATGATGGTATCATAATACCATGTTTCCATACCGTACCTTTTTTGTGGATCTTCGGCAAGTACAAAATTGTGTAGCCAGAAGCCGCAAGAGTGTCCATGAAGGCATGAATGTTGTAAGGCCATGTATAAATTTCGACATTATCCATTGTTTGCGTTATGCAAAGCGTTCCTGCTTCGTGTGCCATGTATACGCTTACGTGCTCAAAGTCTGGCCTAGTAAACCAGCGCCGCATCCACGGCTTTATGTTGTCGCTGTTGCTGAACAACAAATAGTATTCTCTGAACTCATCACCAGTTTGTTTCGTATTCATAAGTCTTGTAGTCCTCACGTTTACGGGCTTTCATGGTGTTCATTTCCCCTGTGCCAGCAATGGCGTATTGCAAGGCTTCGTGCGGGTGTGAATATTCATTCTTGTCTGGATCGGGTGTGTACTTGGTGTTACCGCCAGAGCCTATCTTGCGGTAGCGATACCCGCCGTTAAAGCCCTTGCGGAGTGTTTTACATTCCGGCCCAATTAACAAGGCTGGCTTGCCGCCGATGTTACGGGATAGAATTGATATCATAGCTTCTATACGCTCACCTGTGCGAAAACCGGGCGAAGGCATGACAATTATCCCTTCTGACCGTAATATCTCAAAATACGTGCGTTCGTCATTCTGTGATTTATACGCACCGGCAGGGTCACCCCACCAGCGTATGTTGTGGTGTGGAAAGTTTACCGCAATCTCTTGGCGTAATAACTTGGAGAACATAACAGCCCCAACATCTGCCCCGCATAATTCCCAAATACATTGAAGTTGTCCCATTGCTGTTTGTTGCAGGATCACCGCAGCAGGACTTCGGCCTGAAGCATCAAGGCCGCCAATCAAAGGGCGTCCCGGAATCAGCCCAATCTTTTCTTTTGCAAAGTGGAAGTCGTCATTCCACACCCCGCCGTATACCGTCTTACCTTCCTCGATATACCCGTACTTGCCGTGAACATAAACATTCACCCATTCTTGAGCCTTACCAACAACCATGTTCTCGTAATAATTTTGTGGCAAATTGTGCAAGTTTTCTGCATTGCTTGCCAAGCCAGAAGGTTGTTTGTAAACACTCACGTTCTCCGGCCTGATTTCTTCTGCTAATTTATATACCCAATGCCCATCATCAGGGGGGTTGGTGTCTGCAATAATACCATGCCATGAACACCCACCGTCCGAAGCTCTAGGGTAGCGACCAACACGGCCTGTCGCTGCTTCAAAGATTGACTTTGTAATCTCTCTAAACTCGTTAAACCAAATACCCGTACATTCCAAAGACAAGAGCTTGCCAACATCTTCCTCACTATCAAGCGCAAGGAAAATAACCTCAAGTTCAAGCTCTGTGCCATCCGGTAGAGGGTGCGCTATTGTTTGTTTGTACGGCGCTCGGCCTGATATTCTTGACCCTTCAAAAACCTTCTCACCAAACCAGTCCTTCCATGTGTTCATGGTCGTGGTTTCAAGCTGCGGCAAGGTGTTACGGACAATTAACCAACGGGATTTACGTATACCGTCACCGTTTGCAACCTGTGAGATTGCCTTCATATAGATTTCCCAACAACAGCCCACGGACTTACCTGACCCAAGAGGGCCAATGATTAAGCGAACAAAGTTTGTATCTCTGTGAAACTTGGATAAGGTGGGGCTAGCTTTATATGTTAATAAAGTCATGCGGTATTATAATACCACAAACTACTTTTTCAAAAGGGATTTTTTCCGGGCTGTCTTTGTGCGGGGGTATGAGCGATTGGCGCTTGCAGACTGGACACGTAGGTTAGAGGGGGAATTATTGTTGGCGTTGCCATCTTTGTGGTCCACATCCTTACCGTCACCCTTGCGTACCTTGCCCTGCTTCATCAAGGAATAACGTGCGCGGTTGCGGGCTGCGCGCTTCTTCTTAACGTGCGGCTGGCTGTCATATTTACGTTCTGCCTTATAGTCCCTGTTCTTGCGAGGCATTTTCAATATCTCCTGCATCTAGCATAACAGATTTTGCAGGGGCATCCAAGGATATGTTAATCATAACCTGTGATCCCTTTTGCTTGTTGTCTTTCTCAAACAAGCCGTTCATTCTAAACTCTATTTCATGGGATTTAATAAGGCTGTTGGCAACGGATAAGTCGCCGCCTTCCAAGGCTTCCGCAAGTATCTCTTGCGTTCTATTAAACTTCTTAACGGCACCATGTAAGTCCACCTTGGAGGCACTTACCTTGTCCATCATATTTGCAGCGCGATCCTGAAAATCTTTCTTGCGGTATATCTCCGCAAACGCACCCTTGCTTATGCCGGCGCGTTTACGGGCTTTATCCCAATCAAAATCAAGTGCTAGTTCCGCGAGGAGGGCGTCCTCTGCGTTTCTGCGGTTTAGCTTCTTCTGTGTTGTCTTGCTCGGCAGGGTTGTGTGCTGCGTCATTTTCTTCCTCACGTTTAGCCTTCAGGCGCTCTTTAGCACTAAGGCGTCTGCCCCATTGCCGCGCATCAAAGCTGGCCCTTTCTAATGATACTCCGCTTGCGAGTAACGCGCTTACTCGGTTCCGTATTTTCGTCCGCATACTTATCATGATAACTTTCCAGCTTCCAATAAAACTTAGGTAATATCTCTCCAATATGGCATTGGAAAATAATAGTATAGCCTTTTGGGATTTGCCCTGCAAGAATTGAGTATTTAACAGGGGCATCCTCATATCTTGAGGTTATAACGTGCGTGAAGCCGCCAGTATGTTTGCGGCGCACAGGCTTTGTGTTCCTGTTCCATGTCTTGCGGGTTTTTGGTTGCTCAGGCTCATCCGGCGCGGTTAGCTTCCTCTCGGCCTCTATTTGCTTTCGCATTTCTCTATAGGCTTTTTCGGTGTCTTTATCATAATGATAGCGGCGGTTATGTCCCATTTTATTTGCCTCCATTTCCGCGCGGGTTATCCAGTTCTGACCGTACCCAATCAGGGATGGTGTTCTGCCCAGCTTTCCACCGCGCAACTGTACGTCTGTTGATGTTTAATTGCCGCGCCAATGGTCCTGTCCAATTGGTCCCGTATTTAATATAAGCATACGCGCTAAGTTCTTCTAATGTCATGGTGTGTCCTGTCTGTGTGCATAGTAAAACGACCCATCCGGAAAACTCAAAGTAAGATTTCGTGGGTTCATCCTGCCGCCGTATAAAACTCTGGCGTTGGTAAACCATTGATGAAGTTCATCCAGCCCCGTTGCTCTGGCGAAATGATCCCGGCGACCTTGATTGAAATGATAAATTACATAGTCCATGATAACACCATCCCCCAAAAAGCTAGGCATAGCATAATCATGGCGAGCCAGACGGTTAAGCGGGGCCAGTCTATCATCACTTCACCTCATCGTTAAAATCTACAACATCCGCTTTAGGTGGCGGCACATCCGGCAGGGCATGGGTATAGATTGCCCTGACTTCAAACGTAGGAAAAGCGTTTCCAAGTAGGTAGCCAATGGCGATAAGTGCTAGACATATCAGGGATTTGCGGGTAAACTGGTATATGTTTCGTGAATAGGATTTAAGCATCGGGGGTCTCCAATTGTTTGAGTTCTTCATCTAATCTTTCATGAAAAGATAGCTCACCATCATCGCCTGATAAAAGCCAATCAATTCGTTGTGTATAGATTTTTGCACGTTTAAGCTCAACCAGAGCAGTCTCAAAAGCCTTAAGCGTGCAGGGTAAATAATCAGGATTTTTCTTTAATAACCTTTCAATATCCTCAATTATGTATTCAATGTAGTTTTGATTGTAGTTAAAATATCCTCCACTCATGACTTAATCTCTCCCTTGTAAAGGATGCTATCAATCATCCAGTTATAGCCGCAAAACTTATTGGTAGCTTTCTCACGTGGCTTCCAAAAGAAAACAGGTGGAACTGCCTGAGCAAAGACGAGCAGCCATTAGCTTGGTATGCGTTCCCAAAACATCCTAACGATGAGGTGAAGTGATGACAATATTCATAAACCAAGAGCTTGATGTTTGTCTGGACAGAGAGATAAGAACCGATAA